CAGTCCCTACTGGATAGTCAGGGGCGTGTTGTGCGTACTTGGGCTGACATCCTTAACCAAGCTAACCTTGGATTTGAAGTCATGCACGAACGTAATGCTCACAACTTTCCGCTAGACCTCGCTTCTGTTGAAGCTACTCCGGTCGCACTGACTGCACCTGCAGTCGGCTAACACGCCGTCCGTTCATCCCTGCGTGGGACGCATGTCACTTGATCATGGAACGGGGGTCAAGTACTTGGAGATTATCATGGCTTATCAAGTCACCTACAAGTATCGCGGCGTGTCTTACACCAAAACTATTCAACGTTGATGGCTCATCAATCTAAAAAACAAACCGCTAAACCTGTCCCCTTCAGCCGGTCTACCGGTCAGCAAGTGTTCAAGCGTTGCGGTTTCTGCGGTGATAAAAAACCTGAATGCAGAAAACAACAGAAGTGCCTGAAAGGTAACCTCTAAAATAGTTGGGAGAGCACCTCAGAGTCGGACTCTCCCTTCCTTGGCGTTGGCCTCTACGGAGACACCCTTCGCCGTCTAGACGGTGGGATAGACCACAAAATAAAACAAAAAATTTTCCAAACGTTTGGGAGCAAGTAACTTAACTTTTCTCCTTTTTAACAATGGCTTATCCTGGTTCATTTGATCACCAGTCCAGCACTAACCCTGCCCAGCTTACTCGTCCTGGTCAGGCTAACTCTACTGGTGACGCTCGTGCCCTTTATCTCAAGCTTTTTAGCGGTGAGATGTTCAAAGGGTTCCAAACTAATACTATCGCCCGTGACTTGGTGATGAAGCGCACCCTTCGTGGGGGCTCCTCGATGCAATTCATCTACACCGGTCGCACGACTGCTGAGTACCACACGCCTGGTAACAGCATCCTCGGTAACGACCAAGGTGCACCTCCGGTGAATGAGAAGACCATCACCTGTGATGACCTTCTGATCTCCAGTGCATTCGTGTACGAATTGGATGAAGTTCTCAGCCATTACGACCTGCGTAGCGAGATCTCCCGTAAGATCGGCTTCGCTCTTGCTGAGAAGTATGATCGTCTGATCTTCCGTGCTATCGCTCGCGGTGCACGTGCTGCTCACCCGATTACTAAGGCTAACTTCGTTGAGCCTGGCGGTACTCAGATTCGTGTGGGTACTGGTAATGCTTCCGAAGCTTATGATGCTGCCAAGCTGGTGACTGCATTCTATGATGCAGCTGCTGCTATGGACGAAAAGGGTGTCAGTCAGGACGGACGTGTGGGTGTCCTCAACCCCCGTCAGTACTACGCTCTGATCCAGCAAGTTGGCGACAGCGGCCTGGTTAACCGTGATGTTCAGGGTCAGTCCCTGCAAAGCGGTCAGGGTATCGTTGAGATCGCTGGCATCAAGATCTACAAGTCGATGAACATTCCGTTCTTCAGCAACTACGGTACCAAGTTCGGTACTGCTTCTGCTACCAACCCTGGTAAGACCTCTCCTGGTAACCTCGGTTCGTTCGTTGAAGCTGCTGTTGAAGACGCTGCTAACGATGTTACTGGCATCAACAACGAGTACGGTGAAGAAACCGAATTCGCTAACAGCTGCGGTCTGATCTTCCAGCGCGAAGCTGCTGGTTGTGTTGAGGCTATTGGTCCTCAGGTCCAAGTGACCTCCGGTGACGTTTCCGTGATTTATCAGGGTGACGTGATCCTGGGTCGTCTGGCAATGGGCGCCGATTACCTGAACCCCGCTGCTTGTGTTGAGCTGCTGGCAGGTGCTGCTCCTGGTTCTACCGGCAACGCTGCATTCTGATCTTTCTTTTTTATATCTTTGGGGGTGGCTTCGGCTGCCCCTTTTTTTTACTTTGTGATAGGTAATTATGCCCTTTCCTACTTATGCTGTGTCCACCGAACTGGATGCTGTTAATCAAATACTTAGCTCAGTGGGACAGGCTCCTGTCACCACATTAGATCTCCAGAACCCTGAAGTATCTATTGTACTTAACACCCTCCGGGAAGTCAATAAACAGGTCCAAGCAGAAGGCTGGATCTTTAACACTGAACGTCATTATACGTTAGCCCGTGATACGACGACCAACGAAATAGCCTATCCTTCTAACTTGCTTCAGATTGATGCTAATCATGATCATCATCGTGAAGAGTTTGATTTGGTTAGGAGAAACGGTAAGTTGTATGATCGGCTAAATCATACCTACACTTTTACTAAAGATGTAGAAGCTGATGTAGTGTGGTACTTTGATTTTACTGATGTACCTCCTGCCTTTCAACAGTACATTACTGCGCGAGCTGCACGTATGTGTTGTGTGAAGATGGTGGGTGACCGTGAACTCCAAGCTTTGTTACAAGAGCAAGAGATGATGACTAGGGCTGCAGCACTTGAATATGACTGCAACCAGGGTGATTACTCTATGTTCGGCTTCAAAGATGGGACGAATTATTACAATAGCTATCAACCTTTCCAAGCCTTGATGCGATGAGCACTATTACCCAACGGATACCAAACTTTTTGCTTGGCATTTCGCAACAACCCGACAACCGTAAGTTTCCTGGACAACTCAAGGATTCTGTCAATGCGTTTCCTGACTATGCCCTTGGTTTGCTAAAGCGTCCTGGCGGTCAATATGTGACCGAACTTTATAACGCTAGCACTTCAGGCAAATGGTTTTCTATCCTGAGGGACGCTCAAGAGAAATATGTAGCACAGTATGCTGATAACACGTTCCGTGTATGGAGCCTGCTTGATGGCAGCCCTAGGCGTGTTAACATGGGTAGCAATACGGGTGTACCTGGCACGTGTAATCAAACTAATTTTCAAACTGACTTAACTGCGTACAATGCTGCTGTTACTGATACTGCTGCTAAGTTAGCACTGTTGAACACAGCTCAAGCTGATTACGCTGAAAAACTGGCTGGCCAAAACTCAACCACTGAGTCTTTGTTTGCAGTTAATTATAACTATCCTACTGGTCAAATTGAACAGTATCTTAGTTCAGGTATTCTGAAGAACGAAGATGGTGTCTACCTAGTTAAAAATGCTGATGCAGTTATTAGCACGGCTACAACGTTGCCCGCTAACTACGCACTAGGTACAGAGCTTACTGATGAGCACCCGTTACTTGCAGCACAAGGCTATCAAGTCTATCAAGCTAAACTGACTGTTGCTGCTACCAGTAACGCAACAGAGCTGGCAACGGCTTTGACAGCCATGAACACCGCACAGACTAATTATAACAATGCGGTTACTGCTGAAGGCACAGCCAAAACTAACTACGATGCTGAGGTAACTAACTGTGTCATATCCGCTACTCCGTCTAACGGTTATTTGTACGGCGCTACTGCTGACGACATTGAACTTCTTACTCTTAATGACTACACCTTTGTTCTTAATAAAGCAAAGACAGTTGCTCTTAAATCAGCAACCACAGCTGCTAAACCAAACGAAGCGTTTGTAGTTCTTAAAGTAGTTGGTACTGGTCACTATAAAATCTTCCTTGATGGAACTGAGCGGGCTACTTATAACGCTGGTAGTGGTGGTGATGTAGATGCTATTATCAACGATTTGGTCGGTGATATTAACGGACAAACATTTGGTGGTAAAACGTACACTGCTGTACGTGTTGGTCCCGGTATGTACATTAGTTGTACTGCTGCTTTTACGATTGAAGTTGTGGGTGCTCCGTCTGAAGATGCAATGTTCGTCTTCCAGGAAACCACAGCTACTGTTGCAGACCTTCCTATTCAATGTAAAAACGGTTACGTTGTTAAGGTAGTTAATACGGTTGACATTGATGTCGATGATATGTATGTCAAGTTTGTGACTGACTCTGGTACATACGGTACCGGTGTTTGGGAAGAAACTACTGCTCCTGGTATTCAATATCAGTTTGATGAGCTGACTATGCCACACCAGCTTGTACGTCAAGCTGATGGCTCGTTTACCTTTGGTCCAGTAACCTGGGAAGATCGTTTAGTCGGTGATACAACCACTAATCCTAATCCCAGTTTTGTTGGTCAAAAAATTAACAACCTATTCTTCTATCGTAACCGACTTGGCTTCCTGTCTAACGAAGCTGTTGTGTTAAGTAGAGCTGGTGATTACTTTAACTTCTGGGTTACAACGGCTTTGACCGTTACTGATGATGACCCTATTGACATCACTGCATCGTCTGTGAGACCGGTTAACCACCGTTACGTCCGACCTGCTGCTGTGGGTCTGGTACTATTTAGTGATACTGAACAATTCATCCTCACAACTGATGCTGACATTCTCAGCCCTAAGACAGCTAAGATTAACGAGTTGTCAAGTTATGAGTGTGATGCTGATGTAGAGGCAGTCAACCTCGGTACTACCCTGGCGTTTGTATCTAAGACACCTTTGTTCACTCGTTTGTATGAACTGGCTGAGATTAGTACAGACCGCCCACCAGTGATGGTTGAGCAAACTAAAATTGTACCAGAGCTAATCCCTGAAACAATTGACAATATGATCGCATCACCTGCGATCTCACTTGTCTCTCTGGGTACAACTGATAGTGCGACTGTCTACCAATACCGGTTCCTAGAGCAACAAGGTCAAGGACGAGCTGCTGCTTGGTATAAGTGGGAGTTGACTGGTACTCTGCTAGATCAGTTCTTTGATGCTAACACTTATTACGCTGTTGTTAAAAACGGTAGTAACGTGTTTGTCCAGTCTTATGACTTGACTCAAGCTAACGAAGAAGGTTTCCTGACTTTGCCTACAGGTGAAAAGACTGACATCTGCTTAGATGTTTGGGACGTTAACCCGTACCGAGTCTATACCTCAAGTACAGATAAAACTCGTATTCACCTTCCTTACGATAACATCAGCGGTAAAACGTTCTCTGTACTGGTCCTAGGAGGCTATATAGGCGGCTCTAACGTGCTGTCTAGTGAATCGGTAGGCGCTGTGCTTTACCCCACTGTTGCAGGCTCTGCTGGGGACTACTACGTGGATGTTGATGGTGATTATCGTGGCAGGGATCTGATCATTGGTTACGTTTACAACATGGAAGTTACTCTTCCTAAGTTTTTTGTAACTCAAACTGAAGGGTCGTCTGCAGTTTCTGACTTCACATCTGATCTTATTATTCATCGTGTCAAAGTTTCGACAGGTCTTAGCGGTCCTGTGAAGTATGACATTACCATTACCGGCAGACCTGAATGGAGTCAAACTGTTGAAGCTACAGCTCCATACAGTTATAATTTGAACAGCGTAAACATGTCTGCCAACGCTACACATACCATCCCTATTTATCAACGTAATGATAACTTGACCTTTAAGATTGTTGGTGACACTCCGTTCCCAGTCAGTCTGTTGAGTTTGAATTGGGAAGGTAAGTACAACACTGGTTTCTATAGACGTGCCTAATGACTACATCCACCCGTGGTTTTACCTTTAAACCAGCTACCATTGACGACGTACTAGAGCTAACCAGCCAAATGCTGCCGAGAGGCTTGCAAGACTTTGAAAGGGTAGGACAACATCCTGTGCTTTCACTTGCTATGTATATCCATGAAGATGACTCCTACCTGTTCTACGGACCGGATGGGAGTCTTTATGGTGCATATGGAGTCAACGAAGATAACTGCTTTTGGGTTCAGATGACTAATAAGGTTAAAGAAAACCCTAGAACAGCAGTTAGGTTTGGTAAGGCGTTGATGGAACATATAAGTCGTCCTTATCTTTGGACAACTATTGATATTGAAAATACACAACTTATCAACTTCGTTAGGTTTTTAGGTTTTAAGGTACTACGGGTTTTCCCGGATGGACCTGATAATGTTTACTCTATAGAAATTGTACGATTATGTCATTCGGAGAACTCGCAGGAGTCGGCCTAGGCGGTCCCGGCGGCCTTGGTGCTGGTTTAAACCCTTCATCATTTTTTTCTGGCGGCTTTGGCGTAGATAAAACCGGTTTAACTGGACCAGCTAATCCGTTAGGAAACAGTACCGCTGCAAGCGGTGGTCTAGGCATTGGTACTGGATTAGGTATTGCAAGCGCAGCTTTTTCATTATCTAAAGGTATTGATCCAGATGATCCACTAAGCATTGCTAAACAAGCTGCATCAGTAGGTTCATTGATCCCTGGCGTCGGCATGATCTTTGCCGGTGTTGGCTTAGGTCTAAACCTTTTGGAAGGTCTATTACCGACCGAAGATGAAAAACGAGCGGGTGAGGAAGCACGGCAACGTGTCTTTGCCAACCTAGCTCGTGATATGCGAAACGACTTCAAGCGTCAGCAGTTTATTGCCAGGCTTGATAGTGTTGACCAGCAACTAGATAACAACTGGGCAGCTGCCTGGAAAGACTGGGTTAACATCCAACGTAACACAAACACTACCCTTGAAGTTGCAGCTTTTAAACAAGCTGATATGGTCAAGCGTGTAACAGAGATCGCCGGTGCACATGCAGCTCGTGAAGTTTACGGACGTACTGCTGCTCGTGCTGCTGCTGTTTCTAGTTACGGACAGTTTGGTGTTGCTACTGCACAACTTACTAAACAGAAACAAGCTGTTGTTGGTAAAGCTGTTGAGGACATGAAGGCAACTAACCTTTCCCTTAAAGCTGCTAACGACCGAGCTATGGCTTCTATTGGTCCGCCGCCTATTATGGAAATGGGCTTTGATATGCCGTATCAGGATGTGTCTCCTACCGGTCTTGCTACTGGTCTGAAGATTGCTAGCTCTACAATGCCTTACGTGGAGAAGGGTTGGCAGATGACTGCGCCTGGCGGTAGTTTCTTTGGTATTCAAAAACCAAACATGCCACAAAAATCAACTGGATAATAAGAAATGGCTGAATTTCCAACGTTCAAAGAACAACAGTTGTTTACTGGTGTTAAGTTTGCCCAAGGGTTTAAACCAGAAAAGGCGCCAGATTACACGACTGGCCTACGGGCACAAGCGGAATCTTCCCTAAAAAATCTTGATGCCTTAGAGAAAAAACTTAACGCTGAAGATGCGATTCAAGTTAATCGTGAACTTCAGAACCTTGAGGCTCTAAGACAGTTTTCACCCACGATTGGACGCCTTGCTGAGTTAAAAGCGTCTGCGTATATTGACTCTCAGTACATTGCTGCACAAGACGACATCCGTAAGCTTGGCGCAATGAACAACTACGGTATCACTGACGAAGAGATTGCCTCACGTCAAGCCGACATTGAACAGTGGAGAGAGGCTAGCCAGATCACTGGTGATGCCTCTATTCAACAGTTGAAAGCCGGTGGTACTACTGAACAAGTTAACTACATCAAAAGTATTGCTGCAGGATCTTGGAGACGTGCACACGTCACAGATTACTATGTCGGTGAGCAAAAGAAAGGTATTCCAGATCGGTGGGAACGGTACAAGCTTAACAACGTTAACAGAGAGTACAAAGACCGTTACGGTGCTACTTTTGCTTTAAAGGATGTAGGTACTGATCAACACAGAGCAGGTATTGTCTTCTCTCACTTTGCCCGGACTGATCTGACTAATTTTGGCATTAGCCAGAATTTTAATCCAGATAAGATTACGATGAAACCGTACTATGATGCGGTTAACACTCTGGGTCAAAGTTACATTACAAGTATCCGTAACGCTCATACTGTTGAAACTTCTATGGATCTTCGTAGAGGTTACCAAGCATCGTTCCTTAAAAAGGATACTAACGGTCAATACAGTTTGAGTGCTCTTCACGCTAACTACCGTGGTCTGACTGTTCTTAACAAAGAAGGTCAATTGGTTACACTTGATAACCGTCAAGCACTGCTTGTTGCTTTAGAGGATATTGAAGACTTTGTTAAAGCAGGTACTTTGAGCCGTGTTGAGGCTCTGGCTTTGGTTGATGAAGTTGCACAACACGATCCCAAAAAGCAGAAGTACGGTACTTATCACCGTGGCATTATGAATGATTTCAAGGATAACCTTGATAAAATTCGTGCATCTAAATTTAACGAACTGATGCTGAATGAGCGTGAAGCTAACTTCAAAGTTCAAAAGGTGTCAGAAGACTTTGTAGCAGAGTGCATGAAAACTGGTACCTGTAGTGTTGCAGATTACCGTCAAGCACGTCAACGTCTTAAGGCATTACGTCCAGGTGCCAATTTTACTGCATTAGACGATGCTATTGTCCAAGCTACTCAACGTCAAAATGATGAGTACTACGCAGGCGCATTTAAAGAAGCTGCTGATAACTTCCAGCTAACCGCACAAGCTGTTGCCCAAGCGTCTGCAAGCCCTGAACTGAAAGCACAGTATTTGCAGATTGCACGTGATCAAGATAAAGAACGTGCTAAGTTCGGTGTCGGAGATGCTGATTTGAATACTGCTTTAGATGAAGCTCTTCGGACTTCTCTTGGTAGCACTAATCTAGATGAACTTAAGTCTGGTTTACGTTTAGCACGTCTTCACGCTAAACAACGAGTTAACCAAGTCCTTAAAGCTCAGTACGATCAAACAGGTACTGCAGATCAAGCTAACGCTATACAGGTTGTTTTAGATGAAATTGCTAATAAACGAGGTAAGTTTGCTGTTTACAACCCTGCTGACCCTCAATCCCCTGGGTATGACCCGACCAAGCAGGGCAAGTTCGGTACTTTCTTTGGGGAATTTGTTCCCAAAAGTGCAGGTGGAGCATTAGAAGCGGGTACAAACTATCTGCCTTACGCTGCTCCTAAAGAACAAATTGATGCATTCCGTGCTAATCCGGTTGAATATCTGAAAGAAAACTTTGTTCTTAACAGTGCTGAGCGTAGTCAACTGATTCAAGATATTGAACAGGAGGTTGTTAATCCTCGTGTGCCTGGTGTTTTACGTGCTCTCCATGCTAATGACCCTATGGGACGTGAGCTGCATGAAATTGTAAACCAAGCCCTTGAAACTGAAGGAAAGCCACAACGGATGCAACCGGCTATTATTGACCTTGCTTCACGGCAAACAACAGATCAACGTCTAAATCGGCTGCTTAGAGAAGCTGTTACTGATGATGAGATTCTTCGTCGGACTGCAGCTGCTGGTGGTGCTGTTACTAACGTACAACGTTATGGGAACCCTGCTCTGGCTCAACAGATGCAAAATCGCACTGGTCCTGATGGATTGGAACGCAGCTGGACTGGTGCACTGACTTACAAAGGCAACAAAAAAGCTTATAAAGATTCTTATACAATGCTTCAAAATGCATTTGGACTTAGAATTTCAGAGCACATTGATTTTGGTGGTGTAACTCCTAAAGTACATAAAGCTACTGGGTACCATCCTTGGAACGAAGCTGCTGACTTCCATGTTTACACAACAGAAGCAAACTACGAAGCTGACATCCGTGCTACAGGTAAAGTTATTTATGCTTTGCGTAAATTAAATCTATTTAAAGACATTAAGGGACCAGGTTTAACCACAGGATCTGGTGATTCTGGGCATACAACTCATGGTCACGCTGGCGGACTTATTCGCCCTTTAACTATGAAAGACATTGAGGACATGAAAGCTATTATCGGAGGGTTGCCATGATTCCCGAAGAACAACAACCGGAAGAGAATAATGTAGCACCTGAACTAATTGCTCAGGTTCCTGAAAAACCTCCTGTTGAAAATGACACTGTTACGTTCCCTAATGGGCGTACTTATAAAAAGGATCACCTTGAATATATAAACGATGTTCCTTATGTAAAACCAGAGTTTAAAAAGCTTTATCGTGGCAGTGGTTTTATGTATGGCAGTGGCAGACCTGGCGCTACACTGTCTGAAGATGTGTCCTGGTTTATGCGGGAAACGTCAGAAAACTTCCAGACCATATCGCGTGGAGCAGCTGACGTTGCTGTTGACCTGTTTACTACCGTAGGCAACCGTCTTGGTATGAACCTGGAAAACATCAACAAACAATGGGACGAGATGAGCAAGTTTGATGATCCTGCTCGTCAAAAAGTCCGTAGACTTGCATCCGTAATGCTTCCCTCATTTGTTGGTGGTCAAGCTATTACTGCACGTACACTTACACTACAAGCTCCTAAACTTGTTAAAGGTGCTGTCGGTGTTGGCGGTGTTGCAGCATTTGAAGGTGCTCTCGCTAGTTTCCAAGACACTGCTTTGGAAGATGGTGGTATCGTCAGTAAAATTGCTGAAATTGCACCACCACAACTGGGTCTACCGCGTTGGCTAAAGAAGTCTGAGAAAGAACCTCTTGAAGTTACTCGTGCCCGTGCAATGCTGGAAAACTCTGGTCTCAGCGTTTTGGCAGATGCTTTGGGTGCTGCAACTGTAGTTGCTCCACGTATGCTGAAATGGTTCCAACCCAAAGATGATGTAGCCAAAGCATATAAAAAGGGTATGGTAGATAGTAGCGATGCTGAAACTGTTACTCGCATTGCTGAACTAAAACAAGCTCTTGCTACTAAACCAAACCGAGCTAACGCTAAGGTTCTGCAAGACGAAATTAACACGCTTGAGAAACAACTGGCTGAAACTGGTACTACGGACGTTACCACTAAGAGTAACCTGCAAAGGACTATTGAGGCTAACGAAACCAGCCGTCGGATGCAGATGGATGAGGAGGCTATTATTAAGTTAGAAGCTGATCCTCAGCTGTTTGGCACCTACATGCCTGAAGTAACTCCTGGTCTTGCTAACGCTAACGAGCTTGCACGTCGGACTATTGATCTTGATGCTGTGCCTTCTAACATGGTAGACACTACTATGATTAAGAAGGGTTTGCGTGAAGGCGATCCCGCTCCTATGCTGTCTGGTCCGTTCCTTAAGCGTGGTCTTGTGTTAGGTAAATCACGTAATGCTATGGCTGGTTTGGCTGAAGCTACACGTGATGCTGGTGATTTTGATGCTGTTGTTGATGGTTTCCGTATTACACGGCAGGAAATGAAAGATGCAGCTTGGAACATTCACGGTGATATTATCCGTGCAGGTTCTAAAGAAGATGTTGCTAAGCTGTTTATTGAAGACCGGGACGTTAAAAACATCCTTGGTAAAAAGGTTTCCTATCTTAACACAGTTCAGGAAGAGCAAGCCCGTAATGCTATTGCTGACTTGACCGACTTGTGGCTGGGTCGTGATATTACTGAAGTTAGTGCAAGGGTTATGGATACCCTTGGACGTGAAATTGCTACTGCTTCTGAAGCTGGCATTGCATTCAAAGAGCTGACTAACGATGACCGAGTTCAGGAAATTATCCTGGACAAACTTGAGTACCTTATCTCTGAAGTTGGTCTGAGCAAGTACATTGCAGGTTGGCAGCTTAAGAATCAGGATTGGATTGACCGTATGCGGAAGTCCGCAGATCCTGGTGAACTAGCTGAGCTTATCAACAATGAGTTTCAGCAAGCTTTGGATGCACGGCATGGCGCTTTCAAACGGTTTAGAGAAAGTATTGAACAAGTTAAATCACAGAATCCAAACCTTGTTCGCCCGTTCTATGAAGCGTTCTCTGACAGCAATGGTGATGTAGATACCATTGAAAAACTATTCAAATACGCAGCAGAACAAGTCAGCCCTATGGGACTGCTACGCAGCCCTAAAAACCTAGAGGGTAAGACTGATATGAACTTGTTTGCCCGTGGTCTTCATTCGATCTGGATGAACAATGTTCTGTCTGTTAAGTCTGCTTTGAACGCTGGTAAAGGTAACGTCGGTGCAATGGTTTTGAAACCGATTACTTCTATCCTTGGTCACGGTATTGGCGCTATTATCCAGCGTGATGCTGAGATTCTTAAGCGTCCGTTCTACTACCACGGTGCTCTTTTCCAAACCCAAATCCTTGCTTTGCGTGATGCTGGGCGTAGGATGAAAAAAGTTCACGGTGACTATGACTTTTTGATGAGTCAAATCCGTGAAGACTACGTGGTTAAAGAGACTAGGAAATGGGATCAGCTTGAAGCTGTTGCTGAAGAGTGGAAGCGTACTGGTGATTATGGGCACCTGATGCAATGGGGTTGGGCAAAAGCTAACCGTGACATTGCTCGCATGAAATGGGGTCGGCTGGGTCTGACTGGACTTAGTGGTGTTGACGCTTATACGGATACTATCCAAGGTGCTACCCGTGCTCGCCTACGCGCATACGATGATGTGTTTACCAAAAAAGGTGGTATTGACATCAAAGAAGCAGAAGATGCTCACTACAAGAGCATGTTCAATGAAGACGGTATGCTAGTTGCTGAGGACGTTAAAGCTGTCTCTGGTGAGGTTTCGCTAAACCTTGATGATCCGCTTGCAAAACGGATTAACGAACTTGTTGAGGCTGTCCCTGTGGTGAAGCCTTGGTTTATGTTCCCCAAGACTAACATCAACGACTTTAAGTATGCCATGTCCTACACCCCGTTCATGGCAATCTCACCGTTTAAAAATAAGTACGGTAAGGTTTTGCTGGCTGGGGATGACCAAGCTAAGATCGCAGAAGCTCTAGCAGAACATGGCGTAAAGGCAGATGATCCTAACGCTCTTGCTATCTACGAAGATCTGAAACATGAATACATGGGTCGAATTGCATTCTCTCACATGGCTGCAATCTCTACGGCTTGGTATGCTTTGTCCGGTAACATTCGTGGTAATGGTCCTGCTAACGCATCTGAGCGTAAGAAGCTTCGTGATAACTATGGTTGGGAGCCTAAGACGATTAACATCGGTGGCTACTGGGTGTCCTATAAAGGTATCCCTGGTATTGATCCCATCTTAAGTATCATTGGTGACGCAGCTTACTACTATAATGATATTGGTGGCTCTGCCTTTGAAGATATTACTGATAAAGTAGGCTGGTCTTTGTCTGCCACTTACTTTAACCAGACTCCGTTGCACTCGGTTGAGCCTATCTTGGCCGGTCTAAACGGTGATAAAGCAGCTTGGGACCGCATGACTGCCCAGCTTATTCGTATGAACATCCCTCAATCTGGTAACCTTGCTATTGTTAGCGACACCATCACCGCTTCCCAGAAGGATATTTATCAAGATTTGATGGGTTACGTGGCTAACCGCACTCCTATTGCCTCTAGCTTCCTGCATGAGCAACGGGATTTGTGGACTGGTAAGCCTCTAAATGATATTGAAAACCCTGCAGCCCGTGCAATTAACGCTATCAGCCCTGTTAAAATTAGCAGCAAAGCTGAGCCTTGGCGTGATTGGCTGATGAAGACTGGTTATGACGGTATTAGCCGTCTGCGGTTTACTTCTGAAGGCAGCCGTGAGTACACTGCGGAAGAACGTGATTTGATTGGACAGTACTTCGGTGAAACTCAACCGTGGAAAAAGGTCGAAGCTATCATGGGCAACAAAGAGTTTAACCGTCAAATTAAAGAGATGCGTGAGTTCCGCCGTGGAGGTAGGACTTATGAAGAAGTTAAACTTAAAGAACAGGAACTTCCTGTTTATCAATATCTAGATACCATTGTTAATAACGCTAAAGAGTACGCTGAAGCCAGACTTATGCAGCAACACCCTGAAGTTTGGACTGGTGTCCAAGGTCAACTTATGGTTGACAAAGCCCTTGGGCGTGGTGACATCAAAGGTGCTCAAGATGCAGCACAATGGACTGACAACAAAGTTCAGCAAGTACGTGAAATTCGTAAACTTGCAAACCCTTAATCCACCCATTTCCTTTGTTAATGCGTAATGGCTACTACACAGAACACATACACCGGGAATGGTTCACTTACTAACTATTCCTTTACTTTTCCATATCTTGAGGAATCAGACGTTAAGGTAAGCCTTGACGGTGTGGTTCAGGCTACAACTGAATATTCATTCGCCAACGCTACAACTATTTCGTTTAACACGGCTCCTGGTAACAACGTAGCTATCAGGATTTACCGTGAGACTGATACGGATGAAGCACGTACCACATTCTTTGCTGGTTCTGCTATCCGTGCTCAGGATCTAAACGACAACAATAACCAGCTCCTGTACTCTACTCAGGAAACCGTCAACCGCCGCCTGGATAGAACTGGTGGTACCTTGACTGGTGATCTGGTTATGGATGACTCAGACATCGTGTTTGAAGGCGCTACTGATGACGCCTTTGAAACCACGTTGACTGTTGTTGATCCTACTGCTGATCGTACCATTACG